GCGGTTCATATGGAAGGGCGTTTGCATAATGGCTATCACTTACCCCTTAACCCTGCCGTCACATACAGGCATTGCGCAGATTGAGTTACGCGCAATCAACGCCGTGGCATACAGTCAATCACCGTTTACCTTTGCGGGTCAGGCACATGCTTACAGCGGCGAAACTTGGCAAGCCGACATTACACTGCCGCCAATGAAACGCGCAGATGCGGAACAGTGGATTGCCTTCCTGATTAGCTTGCGCGGCCAATACGGCACATTCTACCTTGGCGATCCAACGGCTACGTCACCGCGCGGCACTGTATCAACTAACAGTGATGTGAACGCAGCAACTGGAAGTGCTGGTGATCGTACAATATCAGTCACTATTACATCAGGCGAAACCTTACTTGCTGGCGATTACATTCAGATCGGCACTACGTCCAACCGCACACTGCACAAGGTGCTTGAAGATGTGACAGGTACAGGATCGGCGCAAGACATCGAAATCTGGCCAGCCCTACGCGCAAACAAATCTAGCGCGGGTGTGAATATCCTGAACACAACTGGCAAGTTTCGCTTGGCAAGCAACCAGCAAAACTGGTCGGTCAACGAGGCTAGTATATACGGCCTAACATTCGGAGCTTTTGAGGCGATATGAGTAGAACAGTTCCAGCAGCATTACTTACCGCACTTGATGGCGATGAAATTGAAGTTTTCTACGCAGTTGATTTAGACTTTGACAGCGGCAACATGCGTCTGTGGACGGGCTACGGCGACAAAACCATCAGCAGCCAAACCTACACAGGCACAGGCAATTTACTGACCATAGATGGCTTAGAGGAAGTGTCAGACCTATCTGCGCGTGGCACTACGCTAACGCTGAATGGATTAGATAGCACAATCGTATCTTATGCGCTGACCGAAGAATACCAAGGCCGACTTGTGACGATATATTGGGGCGTTGGCAGCAACACGGTAGAAATATTCCGTGGCTACATGGATAAGATGACGATCCAAGACGCTGGTGAAACATCAACGATTAGCTTGACTGTGGAAAGCCGTCTGATTGCCTTGGAACGGGCTAATGTGCGCAGATATACGCGGGAAAGCCATGCGGCGGTCAGAACGGCAAAGGGCTTAACGGGCAGCGACACATTCTTTGATTGGACAACGCAGCTTCAGGATAAGCAGATCGTTTGGGGGCGTGAAGTGAAAGATGGCGAAGCCTGATTTAGACGCACTCAATGAATACATCCGCGAAGTGCGTGATGTGCCGTTTCAGTGGCATGTCAACGATTGCTTCATGTTTACCAACAATGCTTTCCGCGCAATGTATGGCGAAGGTTGGGCAGACGATTGGCTTGGGAAGTACACTAAAAATGGACTGTACCTGAAGCGGGACGAATTGCGTAAGGTATTCAAAGCCAACACACTAGAAGAAGCGATTGACCGTAAGATGAAGCGGATTGACTATATTCCCCCGAAGGGTGCGCTAGTTACGACTGACAAGGTGCGCAGATGGGTGATAGGCGAAGCGATGGGGATAGCAATAGGCACAAAGGCTATCTTTGTAGGGGAAAAGGGTGTAGTTTCTACGCAGATAGACTTCATCACGAATGCATGGGTTAAGGCATGAAATACAGGCTAGGCGATTTCACAGTTAAGCATTGGAACGATTGGGATCGTGTGTCGCGTGACCCGTTTACGCTTGGTGCCTCTATTGCCTCATATTTAGGCGTTACATCAGCCATCGGCGTGGGATTAATAACTCTTGGAACTATTCTAGCAATTACCGTTGTCACATCATGGGTGTTACGCGCACTTTCACCTAAACCCGACTTTGGTGCTGGTTCGCGTGGCCTACTGGTCAACGCCCGTGAGGCTACCGCGCCACAAGAGATCGTCTACGGTGAAATCCGCAAGGGCGGCACAGTTACATTTATTGAAAGCACTGGCGATACAAACCAATACTTGCATCAAGTCATTGTGCTTGCTGGTCATGAAGTTAATGATATTGGTGATATTTACATCAATGATGAAGTTGTTACGCTAGACGGCAGTGGATTTGTTACTGACACTAAATGGAAAGACGGTGACGGTAATTCTAAAATTCGCATCAAGACAAAAACAGGTGCTGACAATCAGACGGCAGACAGTGATCTAGTTAGCGAAACATCCGTTACATCCGACTTCAAGGGAGAAGGCATTGCCTACCTTTATGTGCGCATGGAGTATGACCAGAACGTATTCGCTGAAGGTATCCCGCTATTTACGGCTAAAGTGCAGGGTAAAAAGGTATATGACCCACGCACATCCACAACTGGATATTCTGCAAATGCCGCGTTGTGTATACGCGACTATCTTGTTTCCACCTATGGACTAGATAATGACGGTGACACCAACGACACATCATTCCAAGCTGCGGCCAACACATGTGATGAAAGCGTTACCCTAGCTGATAGCGGGACTGAAAGCCGATATGAAATCAACGGCGTTATCAGCTTAGATCAAACCCCATCCGATATTCTTGGCGATATGATGACGGCTTGCGCTGGCACATTATTCTGGGGCCAAGGCGAATGGCATCTGAAAGTTGGCGAATATACTTCATCAGTTAAAACATTTACATTAGATGACTTGCGTGGGCCGATCACGCTAGACACCAAGCATAGCCGCCGTGATAACTTTAACATTGTACGCGGCACATTTACGGATGCTGACCAAGCATATATCCGCGCTGATTATCCTGAAATACGCTCATCTACATTCATCAGTGACGATAACGATATTGAAAGTGCGATTGACCTAGCATTGCCATTCACAACGTCATCAGCGATGGCACAACGATTGGCAAAAATGACGCTATTCCGCGCACGGGAGCAGATGACCTTCACGGCTGACTTCGGCCTAGAAGCGTTTGAAGTAGAGTGCGGCGATATTATAGCTTTGACGATTGATCGTTATGGTTGGACAGCAAAAGAATTTGAGGTTGTCGGTTGGAAGTTTAAGAATGATGGTGATGCGGGTGATCTGCGCGTTGCACTTACGTTGCGTGAAACATCATCTGCCGCGTTTAGCTGGTCGGCTGAAGAAACCGCAATCACTGCAAATAATAGCACATTGCCAAGCCCGTCTGATAGTTTAACGCCCTCAAGTGTTACAGTCACCGACACAGGTGTTGTCCAAACGGATGGCACTTTTGTTGCACAAGTGAAGGTAGCTTGGACGGCTGGCACAAACAAATTCATTGACCATCACGAAGTACAGTGGAAACTAACTAGCGCATCGGATTATGCATCGTCGCAGATAGATGCAGGGGAAAATTCCATTGTTCTTGGCCCATTTGAGGCTGGCGAACAATACAACATTCGTGTCCGTGCGGTTATGACAACTGGCAGAAAAAGCCCATTTGTGGCTGCAACTGCGCACACAGTCGGTGGTGACACCATTGCACCATCACCAGTTACTGGGTTGAGCGCAACGGGCGGTATTCAAAGCGTTACTTTGGATTGGACTGCACCAACTACGCAAGTTGGCGGTGGCACGTTGTATGACTTAAAAGGTTATTATGTTTACCGAAACACTAGCAATAGCCAACCGACTAACCCAGTGGCATTCGTGTCCGCTGACAAATATGTAGATGGCGCATTAGCGGCCACAACAACATATTATTACTGGATAACAGCGGTTGATTTTACCGATAATGAAAGTACATCAGTAGCAAGCGGAACAGTTACCACACTTGCTCCGCCACAAGACGGTGCAGACGGTGCAGATGGTGCTGATGGTGCGCCGGGTGCAGACGGTGCAGATGGTGCTGATGGTGCGCCGGGTGCAGACGGTGCTGATGGCATAAATGGTACAAATGGCACAGACGGTGCGGATGGTGACACTGTAGCTACTGGTCGGGTTTATTATCAGACGCTACAGTCATCAAATCCGGGCAATCCAACTGCAACTGGGTTCGACTTTTCCACTGGTATATTAAGTGGTTTAACTTCGGGATGGTCGCAAACGCAACCCGCCGTGGATATTACAGACACATCTGTTTTTGAGTGGTCTGCACCGTTTACGGCTACATTAAGCGGTGGGTCAACTACGGTAAGTTTTGGCACTGTTACAAGCGCGATCCAAGTAACAACTGATTTGGAAAGCGATAACTATGTAGCTGGCAGTGCGGGTTGGAAAATAGAGCGCGACACTGGCAATGCTGAGTTTCAGAATGCCACCATTCGTGGGACGCTGAATGCTAGTGATATATCGGCGGGTACGATTAGTGTAGCACGATTGCCGGGCCTTACTTTTATAGACGCAAATTCTGGAACTTACTCTGATTCCTCATCAAATAGTCTAGATACTCTTCACACAACTGAAACAAATACAACAATCAGGGGCGCGACAGGAATAGCTAGTGCGCAAACATTAAATAAATTTTCACAGTCTGCTAGTCTAACTGTTTCGGCAGGGTCTACTGTAGTTGGTACTGCGACATTTCCCATAACTAAGAGAAGTAATAGCACTTATTATGTACTTGGCACCTGTTATATAGTTTTGCACAATGGAAGCACCGCCGTTGCAACGCCCATTGGAAACGTAACCTTTACGGGTGTTGGCTTAGAAAGTTCAGGAAGGACAGTAATGGCCTCTGCTTCGCTTGCTATTGAAAGTGCAACTTCTGGCACGGCATCAATCGGATTTTATTTTCAAGATACATCAGGATTATCAAACAACCAGCAAAGGTTCTTTTACCTACCTAATTATTCTTTCACTGTAATGGAGTATACAAAATAATGTACATTGTATATGAAATCGCGTCTGGGCAGGTAAAATCAAGCCACAGCAAAGAGCCAACAGCCGATAGTGGATATGCAGTGGTATTCAGGCAAGATTACAACCCAATGCAAGATGTATATTACAATCCTGAATTGGGTTCTTTCACTGGCATGTCTGATGCGGAACAAAACGCAATAGAAATGCAATCATTAAGATCGCAAAGGGATAATTTGTTAGGGCAATGCGACTGGACGCAATCACCTGACAGCCCACTAACAGACGCAAAAAAAGCAGAGTGGGCCACCTACCGCCAAGCCTTGCGTGACTTGCCATCGAACACAACTGATCCAGCAAATCCAACTTGGCCAACTAAACCAAGCTAGTCTTTGCAAATAACCGCAAATGCGCTAGAATGCGCTTGCATATGCTTAACTTACGGAGTTCCACCCAATGGCAAGTTTTAACAAAGTGAATGACTTTGTGGTGAACGCGGTTCACAACATGGACTTGGAAAGTGACCAGATTGTTGTTGCACTTTCTAACACTGCCCCATCATCTGAAACATCAGACCCATCAACAGATGGAAATGGTATTATCGGCAACGTCACGGAAATCAGCTACACAAACTGTTCTTCACGCAACGTGACAACAACATCATCAACGCAAACATCAGGCACATACAAGCTGGTATTGACTGACCTAACGCTTACTGCGTCTGGCGGCACTGTTGGCCCGTTTCGCTACATTTATCTGTACAACGACACAGTTGCGACACCCGCTGATCCCATCATTGGATACTATGATTATGCATCATCCCTAACGCTGAATGATGGCGATAGCTTTACTATCGACTTCAGCGCGACAAACGGTGTTCTGCAACTTTCATAAGTAGGTGAGAAATGGTTGTTCTAGCCAATCGCGTTAAGGTAGCCACGTCCACAACTGGGACAGGCACTATTACATTAGGCAGTGCCGAAACAGGTTATCAATCCTTTGCGGATGGCGGCATAGTTGACGCAGATGTTGTCCGTTATACGATAGAGGACGGTGACGCTTGGGAAATCGGCACTGGCACCTATACGGCCACTGGAACAACGCTTTCACGAACGCTCACAGAAAGTTCAACGGGTGCATTGCTTGATTTATCGGGCGATGCGGTTGTGTTTATTACGGCGGCGGCAGAAGATATTGTGCCAGCGAGTGGTGGGGCTTTTAGTGGTAATGTATCCTTTGGCGACAACGACAAAGCCATTTTTGGAGACTCTTCTGATCTTGAGATATATCACTCAGGTACAGCAAGTGTGATCCATGATAATGGCACAGGCAACCTTGAAATACGCGCTGGGAGTTTCAGACTAAAGAATGGTGTCAATACTGCATTTCTAATGAAAGCAAATGTGGGCGGTGCCGCTACTTTGTATTACGATGGTACCGAAGCCATAGAGACAAGCGCAGACGGTGTTGATGTAACGGGTGAAACTTTAACTGACACTCTCAAAACAGATGGCGGCACATTTGACAGTCGCGGTATTGTTATAGCGCATCAGGACAACATCAACCAAAGTTACATTGGTGCAAGTTCAGGTGGTGACGTAGGCACAGATACGCGGATTAGGTTTGAGTATAATGACGCAACTACATCTGAAGCCCCTGCGAATATAAACTTCGTCACGGGCGGCAATCAACGCATGACCATCTCAAGTGATGGAAACGTTGGTATCGGTGACGTGACACCTGAACGTGCCTTAAAGGTAACATCTGATGAACAAGTTGTCGCAGTGCTTGAAAGCACAAACGCTGCAAACACATCTTACTTACGCTT